TTGATGCAGATGGTGCTGATATTCTATTAAAAGATGGAGGAACAGAATTTGGTAGATTTAAAAGAGATTCTTCTAATTTTGTTATAAAATCTGCTACTAATAATAAAGATATAGTATTTAGAGGAGTTGATGATTCTTCTACTATTACTGCCCTTACATTAGACATGTCAGATGCAGGTAAAGCAATCTTTACAAGTAATATAAGTGCAAGTGGATTTATTTCAGCTTCATCATTTGCGGGTGATGGCAGTGGTTTAACTAATGTAACAGCTACAGCTACTATACCAGCGGGAACCTATTCAAGTTCATTACAAACATTAGGTAATATAACATCATCAGGTGATATAAGTGCAAGTGGTACTATAATAGGTAATGAGATTACCTCAAGTAAATTATTAATTACTAAAACAGGTGCGGCTTCAAATGAAACCTTAATATCACTAGTAGGATCAGCTGGAGTAGAAGAATTTAGTGTAGATGAGGATGGAGATTTAACTTGTAATGATATTAATGTTGTAAATAGAGATATTAAAGGTAATGGTACTACTAGACTTACCTTAGGAGGTACAAACTTATTTAGCGGAGACGTAAGAGTAAATAATACAACAGCTACTTTATCTTTAAGGTGTTCAGATAGTTCTATAGTAAAGGACCAAACTATGGGAAAAATAAGCCTTGCAACTAATGATGGTGATACTAATGATTCTGCTGATATTAAATTTATAGCAACTGAAGACCACAGTAATGATCCTAATAGTGGTACTAAAATCGAGTTTAGGGCCGATAAAAATGCAGGTGAAGGAGATGAAACTGACACATTAATGTTAACACTAAACCCAAATACGGGTAGTATTATAGAAAGTGTCCACCAAAATATATATGATACAGGTTCTACAGCATTAGCTACTAATAGCGCATTTGGAGATATTGTTAAATTTGGTGGTACTAGCACTACAGCTGGTGGTTTATATTATTTAAAACCAGATGGCACTTGGGCGTTTGCAGATGCGGATGCAGCAGGAACGGCTACATCCTCATTAGCAGTTGCTGTTGGTACTAATTCTTCTACTGATGGTATGTGTTTAAGAGGATTTGTAAATCCATTTACAGATCCAGGAGCAGGAATTGGAAATCCTGTTTATGTAAGCACAACTGTAGGTAGAATCCAATCTACTGCCCCTAATGGTACTGGGGATGTTGTAAGAATAGTAGGTTACCAATATGGAACTGACTTAGTTTACTTCAATCCATCTAATGACTTTATTATACATGCTTAATGGTTTATATTAATCAAACTTTAACATTTGAATCTGATAAAATCTACTATAACGATAGTGTATATGGTGGAGATAGAGAAGTTATGATGGATTGGGAAGATTCTTTAATGTCTGCTTCAGCTGCGTTTATTTGTCAAAATGGGGGTGATATTTTAGAGATAGGATTTGGTATGGGTATATCGGCAGGTTACATGCATTCACATTCTATTAATTCACATACTATAGTTGAAAACCACCCCGAAATAATCCCTAGAGCACAAGCATGGGCTAGTAATAAACCTAATGTAAATATTATAACTGGTAGCTGGTATGATGTAAGAAATAATTTGTCTACTTATGATGGTATATTTTATGATACTTTTGGGGACGATGATTGGAATCAATTTGGAGTTGAATTACCTAATCTAGTAAAAGCTAATGCTAAAGCTACTTGGTGGAACAATAACTCAGAAGAATCAAATATCCATAATATAGAGGGGGTTAGTTATGAAGCCATAAATGTAAATCCCCCTACAAATGATTATTTCAATCATACAACATATTACTTACCTAAAAAACAGTACTAATGCCTAGTATTTTTGCCCAATCCTCAGATGCAGATATATTTACTGGCAACGTTGCATATAGTTCTGCTAGAAGTGCAACCACTGGTACTGTTGGTACAACAACTGATACTAGTGCAGATGCAGGAATAGTTAGATTTAGCTCAAGAGGTGGGGGTAATACTGTAAGAATCCATAGACTATTTTTTCGTTATAATACTTCTGGAATTAGTGTAGCCCCTAGTTCTGCTAACTTTAAATTCACCTTACAGACAAGCTTAGCAGGTACTGCAGATCAAGCAAATTTAATAGCAGTAAAATCTGACGCTTTCACAAATAGCGGACAATTACAATCTTCTGACTTTGACAATATAGATATTAGTACCCCATATACTGCTGAAATTGATCTTGGATCTAGTAGTGGTGGGGATAGAATAAGCATTGCTTTAAATAGTGATGCTTTAAATGATATAGGTGCAAATGATGAATTTATATTAGCACTTATTAGCCATGCCCACGATTTTACTAATAGTGAACCCACCGGCACACCTAGCAATCTTATTGATATAAGAACAGCAGATTTTAGTGGTACATCGTCAGATCCAGAAATAGATTATGTAGAGGGTGTTTCTGGCCCAGCTAACTTAACTAGCCTTAATACTATAGCCAAAGCAAGTATTACAAGTTTTAATACAATAACTTTGGCTAATATAGAAGAAATTAATACGGTTTCTTAATCTAAACATATATGTATATTCAAACATAAAAATTTAAAAGTTATGGCAATAAAAGAATCAAAAACCCTAGACCCCCAAGAGTTAGAAACCCTTAAAGAGTTAAGAGTTAAAGTTAATAATCTTACATTTCAAAGAGGACAAATAGGATTAGCTGAAGATAACTTAGAATTCCAAAAAATTACCCTTCAGGAAGAACTACAAAAACTTTCTCAAGAAGAACAAAAAATCTCCTCAGAACTTTATGAAAAGTATGGTAAGGGCAATGTTGATTTAGATGAGGGTACTATTACTCCAGTAGAATAAACTAATTTTTGTTTTAGTTATTTTTTAGATATTTATTACTGGCTCATACCCTGTTAATGTTTTTGACAGAGAAGTCCATATTTATATGCAACAACGTAATCTAAAAAATAATGGCTGAACAAATAGTATCACCAGGAGTATTTCAAAGAGAAACTGATCAATCATTCATAACACCAGCTCCCGTAGAAGTGGGGGCGGCAATAATAGGCCCTACAGTAAGAGGTCCCGTAGAAAGACCTACAGTAGTAAGTTCATTTGCTGATTATAAAAATAAGTTTGGTACAACTTTTATATCAGCTTCTGAAAATTTAGAATTTTTTACTTCCATAGCAGCACAAAAGTTTTTTGCTAATGGTGGTAATAGTATGTTAGTAACTAGAGTAGGTAGTGGATCATTTACACCCGCAGAAAGTACTAATATTACAGCTAATCAAGGAGCAAGTACAGGATTTGCTACGGGAGAATTAACTTTTGCATCAAATTTCTTTGAAGATGAAGGAGACGAATTACAAGTAACAGTCGGAGGTACCGAATTTAGATTTATAGCATCTGACCCATTAGCAATTCCTGAAGATAATTCTCCTGTATTTTTCGTAGCTACCGGTTCTAGTGCTGAAACTGCGATTGATAAATTAGTAGCTAAAATAGGAACAGGAAATAGTTTAGGTGCAGGTATTACAGTTGCAGATGGTACTACTACTTTAAAAATATCAGCATCTGTAGCTGGAACTGCAGGTAACTCAATTGTAATTCAAACCGGATCTGGAACTATTACGGATAATGTACTTACATTAAGTGGTGGTACTGACGCCGGAGGAGATGTATCGTTTACCCTAGAAACATTAGGTACAGGTATAGTTTTAAATAACTCAACAGGCGCATCCGATAGTGGAGTACAATTTAGTGATGGTGGATTAAAATCAGGATCTGCTGATAATTTAAGATATGAAATTTCTGGAGTTAACACAACTGCAGGTACATTTAATGTAACTATAAGAAGAGGAGACGATAATACTCAAAATAAAATTGTATTAGAAACTTTTGTAGGGTGTAGTTTAGATCCTAAATCGGATAATTTTATATCTAAAGTAATAGGTGACCAAACAACTGAACCTACAACTCAAGAAGGACAAACCTTTATTAAGATAATTGGTGATTATCCTAACAGATCTAAGTTTGTAAGAGTTAAAAGTGTTAACCTACAAACCCCTAATTACTTATTAAATGATGGTTCCGTAGGAACTAATAGTAGTGGAAATTCATTAAGTACCCATTTACCTAATGCCCAAAGTGGTTCTTTCCATGGAGCATTAGGAAGTAATTTCCCTGTTGGTGAAGCATTATTATCTTTTGAAAATGTTTCTGCTACAAATGCACAAGGATTAGCAGCTACTGATTATACTACCGCTATTAATATCCTTAAAAACACAGATGAATATAGATTTAGTACTATAACTACCCCAGGAGTTTACAATGCTGATTATTCTAGCGTAGTAGCTGATACTATAGAACTTTGTGAAGGTAGAGGTGATTGCTTCTACATCGCAGATATGGTTCCTTATGCCTCTAACGTAACTACAGTAAATACTCAAGCAGGTCTTTTAAACACTAATTTTGCTGGTACTTACTGGCCGTGGGTTAAAGTTCCATCTACAGAATTAAGTAGAAACGTATGGGCACCCGCTTCAACAGTAATGCAGGGTGTATATGCGTTTAATGATAGAGTAGCTGCCCCATTCTTTGCGCCTGCAGGATTAAATAGAGGTGGATTACCTATTGTAAGATCAGAATTTAAAGTAACACAAGCTTTAAGAGATAAATTATATGATAATAAAGTTAACCCGATTGCTACCTTCCCAAGAGTAGGACCGGTAGCATTTGGTCAGAAAACATTACAGAAAAAAGCCAGTGCTTTAGATCGTATTAATGTTAGAAGATTATTAATTACTCTTAAAAACTTTATAGGTGATACCTCTAAAAACTTAGTATTTGAACAAAATACGACCCAAACTAGAAATAGATTCTTAAACGCAGTAAATCCATTCTTAGAATCAATTCAACAAAGACAAGGTTTATTTGCCTTTAGAGTTGTAATGGATGAAACTAATAATACTGCTGAAGCAATAGATAGAAACCAATTAGTAGGTCAAATATTTATCCAACCTACTAAAACAGCCGAATTTATAATATTAGATTACACAATTCAGCCAACAGGTGCTACATTCAATGACTAAAAATTTAAGAATATTATATTTATAATAAAATAACAACACAATGGCAATATTAAGTTCAGCAGATATGTTCTATACAGCTTACGAACCCAAGCTGCAAAATAGATTTATATTTTACATAGACGGTATTCCTGCATATCTCATTAAATCAGCAGATAAACCTAAATACACTGCAGAAGAAGTAGTTCTTGACCACATTAACGTGAAAAGAAAAGTTAAAGGCAAATCCGACTGGACCCCTATTACTTGCACATTATATGATCCTGTAACTCCTTCAGGAGCCCAGGCAGTGATGGAATGGGTTCGTCTTCACCACGAATCAGTAACAGGTAGAGATGGATATTCTGATTTTTATAAAAAAGACATTAGATTTAATACTTTAGGTCCTGTTGGTGATGTAGTAGAAGAATGGATTTGTAAAGGTGCTTATGTAACTAATGCTGAATTTGGATCAGGTGATTGGACTTCATCTACGCCAATGGAAATTAGCTTAACAATTGCTATGGATTATGCAATCTTAAATTACTAAGATTCTTAACATAAATAAATTAAGAGGTGCGCAAGCACCTCTTTTTTTTACATATGTATATGCAAACATATAAAGTTGCAATATGGAAAATAAATCACTATTCCCCACAGAAGAAGTTACATTACCTTCAAAAGGATTAATATATCCTAAAGACAATCCATTAGCTAAGGGTGTACTTGAAATGAAATATATGACCGCTAGAGAAGAAGATATTCTTACTAACGATAGTTATATTAAAAATGGAACTGTAATAGATAAACTATTACAATCATTAATTATTACACCTATTAATTATAATGATTTAATTATAGGTGATAAAAATGCAGTTATGGTAGCTGCTAGAGTATTAGGTTATGGTAAGGATTACACTTTTGAATATGGAGGTGAAGAACATACAGTAGATCTTACTGAAGTAGCTGATAAAGAACTTAAAGAAGAACATTTATCAGAAAAAGGTAAAAATGAATTTGAATTTACTTTACCTACTTTAAAAAAATCTGTTACTTTTAAACTTTTATCTCATGGAGATGAAAGAAAAATTCAAAAAGAATTAGAGGGAATTAAAAAAATTCAAAAAGAAAAACCAGAACTTACAACCAGATTAAAACATATGATCCTATCTATAGATGGTGATTATGAAAGAAAAACTGTAAGAGAATTTGTAGATACGCATTTATTAGCTAGAGATGCTAGAGCATTAAGATCCTATATCAAAGAAATACAGCCTGATGTAGATTTAACTTTTGATCTGGAAAATGAAGCTGGAGACGTGAAAGGCGTTAAGATCCCTATTGGGATCAGCTTTTTTTGGCCTGACACCGAAGTATAAACTTCAAGTTTATCAAGAAGTTCATGATTTAGTCTATTATGGAAATGGAGGCTTTATATATTCTGAAGTATATCAAATGCCTATCCATATTAGAAGATATCACATTCGTAAAATAGACGTTTTACATAAAAAACAAAACGAAGAGTTACAAAAAGCAAGAGAAGGTTCAAATACTACTTCTAGTATGCCAAAAATGCCTAATATTAATAAAAGATAAATTTTCTTATATTTATAATAAACACCCTATGTTAATTTAAATGGCAGAACTTGATGATATAAATGAAGGAGCAGATGATTTAAAAGGAGCTTTTGATGATCTTCAAGGCACTTTAAATGAATTAGCTATAGTTCTTAATAAATCAGCACAATTAACTGCTGACATTGCACAAAATTTACAAAATGCAGCCGAAGCAGGGGGTGATGTAACTGATGCTGCCGAAGATACAGCAGGGGCTGAAGATAAATCTTCAAAAGTATTAGATAGTATATTATCTAAAAAGAAAAGACAAGCAACTTTACAAAAAGCAGGATTAGCAGTAGCAGCAGCCTTTACTAAACAATTAATGGCGGCAGATAAAGAAACAACAGCTTTAGCTAAAAGATTAAATCTATCTAAAGAAGAAGGTGTAGCTTTAAAACAAGAATTTGCTGCTGCTGCTTTTCAGGCTGAAGATATAGCTGTTAATTCTGTAAGAATTGGTAAGGCTCAGTTAGCATTAAACGACCAATTAGGTACATCTGTACAATTTAGTAATGAAATAGCTGCTACTTTTTCAAAACTGACAGAAATAGTAGGTTTATCAGCTGAAGCTGCTGCTAGTTTAGCTTTCCAAGCCCAAAGATCAGGTGAAACTTTTAGAGAAGTAGAAGAAAACACTTTAGCAGCTTCTTATAATTTACAACAACAAGCAGGAGTAGCATTAGATCTAAAAGGTGTTTTAGAAGCCACAGGTAACGTAACAGGACAAGTAAGAGCTAATTTAGGAGCTAACCCAGAAGCTATAGCTAAGGCAGTCACAGCAGCTAAATTATTTGGTGCTGAATTAGATGATATTGTTGCAAGTTCAAAAGCTTTACTTGACTTTGAAAGTAGTATAGAAAATGAATTAAAAGCTGAATTAATAACTGGTAAACAACTTAATTTAGAAAGAGCAAGAGCACTATCACTAGCTGGTGATCAAGAAGGTTTAGCTAAAGAATTAGCAAATCAAGCCGGATCTTTTAGTGATTTTACTAAATTAAATGTTCTTCAACAAGAAGAATTAGCAGCAGCTTTTGGAATGAGTTCTGATAAACTATCAGATATACTCTTTAAACAAGAAACTCAAGGTATGAATGCTAAAGAGTTAAGAGCTCTTGGTAAAGATGAATTAGCTGACCGTTTAGAACAATTAGATACACAGGAAAAACTTGCATTAGCCCAAGAAAAAATAGCAACAGTATTAGGAGATATTGCAAGTTTAGTTATACCGGTAGTAGAAGCATTTGGAAATTTTGTAGGATTTATTGCAGAATCAAAGTTTTTATTATCAAGTTTAGTTGGTATTTTAGGAGCATTAGCAATTAAATCTATAATTACTGCGGTTGCTCAGATATTTGGAAGTTCTTTTGCTTTAGGACCTGTAGGATTTGCATTAGCAGCAGCCGGAGTAGCAGGATTATATGCATCTATTGGATCCGCAGAACAACAAGTTGCTGATGGTATAGCACCTCCGGGTGGTGGTCCTTTTAAAATCACAGATAAATTTGGTGCTACCGCTGTTACTGCTGCTGGTGATGGTATAGCAGTATCACCTAATATTAATAAAACACCTCCTTCACAACCTATAGTAATTCAAAATAATTGGGATGCTTTCCAAGCTTCTAATGGCAATGGCCGTAGAGGATTAGGAGGTACTCAAGCACTTCAAGCAAGTCCTACATTTGCTTAATATTTATAACAAAACAACACAATCATGGCAATTAAAAATTTAGAATCACTTTTTGACTTAGTTGGAGGAGGTCCTGTTGATGATATGGAAAACCAAACAGGTCCTAATTTCCCTATTGTAGGTCCCGGGGTAGAAAGAGGAGCATATCCTTTTAACATACCTGCTAATTCCCAATTGCATGCGGGTCCTGGTGCTAACCAAGCAGGCAGATCTTTATTAGGTCCAAATTATCAATTTGCTTATGGTGGGGCGGCTTTTTCAGCCCCAGCATCAAGTGGTCCAGATGATTTAGATTTAGAAGGAATAACTCCCCCACTTTATAAGAATACTGGCCCTGAAGAAGGATTTTACGGATATTAATATGTTCTATGGCAATTCAATTAAAAAATCTTTTACTTGATGCTGAAGATGGGTCATTTACTATAAATCTCCCTGACGGAACAACTTCTACCCAACAATTTAGACAAAGATCATTTACATATGGGGATAATGCTAATACTGATCCCCCTTTAATAGTAAAAGATTTTAATGGTAATCCTTTACCTCCAGTAGAAAATGATAATACAAATCCTATTTTTGAATTAGTAGGTGAAGTTACTGATAATTTCGTTAGGGGTGGGGCAATAACACTAGCTAAAAGAGCAGCTACTGATTTAGAAAGATTAGGTAAAGTCCTAATTAGCCCTAATGGATTAGCATGGTCTGCAGCTCAATTAGCTTTAACTGCTACTAATCCACAAAATTTAACTTCACCACGAAACAGATTAACTCTTCCTGTTAATACATTATTAACAGCAGGAACAGGAACAGCAGGGGTAAGATTTAGAAAAGACGGTTTAATAGATACAAAATTTGAATCAGGATTTAATTATGACCCATCTAAAGGAGGCCCTAAATATGAAATTAAAGCTATAGAGGAAGAAAAAAATCCAGGGTTTTTAGGCCCCTCAGACCATACTTTAAAAGGATTACATAATCGTTTTATACTTAGCAGCCCCATAAGAGAAGATTTAATCAAATCATATAGCGGGGGTGCGCATTCTGTATTTGGAATCGGCACTACAGAAATAAAAAGATACAAAAGTAACCCATTTAATGATATAGGAGATAATGGTGGTTACTTACCAATTTTTAATCTTAATTTATTTGAGTTAAGACAAGGTGATATACCAAGCCAATTACATAAAGACTATAGAGATGTAGGTGGAACAGTTGATAATAAACCTATAGGCAAACCTATTCCAGATAACAGAACAAGAATAGGACTATATAAATTAGGTAGTCCTGGAATTGAACGTCAAGGAGAAGAACGTAACGTTTATAATATTGATACTATAGACCAAATTTCAGCCCAAGCTATATTTAATAGAGAAGATCTTCAAGATCCTAATTTAACTGATTATATTAAATTTAGAATAGCAGTAGTAGATAATGATAATCCTTTAAATGATAAAGTTATATTATTTAGAGCATTTTTAGATAGTTTAAATGATAGCTATACAGGAACCTGGAATAGTTACAAATATAATGGTAGAGCTGAAGAATTTTATACCTATGGAGGATTTCAAAGAGGTATAGATTTTGGATTTAAGATTCATTCACAAACCAGACATGAACAAAAACCTTTATGGGAAAAATTAAATTATTTAGTTGCCCAAACTGCCCCAGAATATAGAAATAGAAGGATGAGGGGTGTGTTTTCTAGACTTACTATAGGAGATTGGATACATGAAATACCCGGGTTTTTCACTTCAGTAAATTTAAGTTGGCAAACCAGCTACCCTTGGGAAATTCAACACGATCCTGAAGGTTTAGATAGTGATGTAAATCAATATCCACATATTTTAGATGTTAGTTGTAATTTCCAACCAATTCACAACTTTGCACCCACTAATAGTCCTACTACACCATTTATTATACCAGATGTTACTTTTAAACCCCAAAAACAAGAACCAGTAGTATCAGATAATGAAGAATTAGGTAAATCCTTACCTTCTTTAACAGATGAACCTGGGGCTCCAGGATTATCTGTACCTACTACTACTGAAACAGCTCCAGAAGTAAATCTTAATACACTTGATACATCAGCTTTTAATCTTACTTTTTAAAATATGAGACGTTTTAACGATATAAAACAATTAAGAAACCGTAATACTAAAAGATATTATATTAATACTATCTTACCTGAAATCCCTCTAAGTAGAGATGATCAATATATTATAACACAAGATGGTGACAGGTTAGATAATTTAAGTTTTGAGTTTTATAATGATGTTCAGTTTTGGTGGGTAATAGCAGCCGCTAATCCTAATAAAATTAGAAAGGATAGTTACCATGTAGCTTTAGGAGAACAAATAAGAATTCCAGCAGACCCTATTCAATATGTTGATAGATTTTCTGGCTTTAACAATAATAATAGATGAGTATTTTTAAGGATACTTTTAGAAATTATGTACGAGATCAATTAGCAGTTAGAGAAGAATTGATTGATCTGGGAAATACTAATGACCAGGGAGTAAGAAGTGTTAGGAGAAACCTAAATCCAGTAACCTTACAAAATGGAAAATCAACAAGAATAGATATATCCCCCGATGCTTACTATAATTATACCCTTAGTAAGCAGTGTGTAATAAGAATGACATCATTAGTTGATTATGTAAGTGATGTAAATTTAGAAATAGGTGGATATGGTAGACCAGGAGATGCTGGTTTTGAAAGATTAAAAGGAGCCTCTTTATCTCAAAATTTTATATTAGAAGGGGGCGTATTAAGTGATTTTGCTCGAAATATTAATGGTGAAAAAATACTTAAAAGAGCTACTACCCCTAGAGAATCTTTTCCTAAACCTGGTCTTAAAACAAATTTAGGTTATGGTGATTTTGGGATAGGAGCAGACGCAGATCCAGATGGTTTTGGTATAGTTCCTATGCCTGGAATTATAGACGCAGATATAAGAACTAAAAGTGCATATGGTTCATTACGAGAAGCAAAAGTAAATTTTGAATGTCATAATAGAAGACAACTTGAAATTTTAGAAATGTTGTATATGAGACCTGGGTATAATGTATTATTAGAATGGGGTTGGGCACCTTATATCAGTAATACAGGTAAAATACGATCTAATTTAAGATTAGTAGAAGATAAATTAAAAATAAATGGTACTGATGAGTCTTTAATTTATACTAATGATATTACCCAACAAATAGTATTTAATGCTATTAATGATTTAAAAGAAGAAGCAGGAGGTAATTATGATGGGTTTTTAGGATTTGTAAAAAATTTCGGATTTCAAGCAAGAGAAGACGGAGGATACTCTTGCTATACAGAAATGGTTTCTATAGGTGA